TTCTATTAATAGAGGGACAAGTTTTTCATACCAAACACTTTTATAGTCAGCATTGAAAGGTGCTTCAGTTACAACTTCGGGTAAAACAGATTCTACCTCTTGTGCACTTACACCAACTTGACGTTTTTCGTTGTCATATCCAAAAGACCTAGCCAAGTCATTTTCTTTAAAATAATAACCTGTCAAAGATTTTACTTTATCTAAAGCAGAATCAATTGGTCCTTCAAAATCTTTTAGACGCGAGTCAGAATAATACGCTGTGATGTTTGATGTCGCTCGTATCTGTCCCGTCGGTCCTGCAGCAGTTCCAACACCGAGTGCTGTCATTTGATATGATGTATTTGTAATTGTGCCACTTGGCCCTGGTGGCCCTGGTGGTCCAGGACTTCCGTTAGTCCCGTTAGTTCCGTTAGTTCCAGGAGATCCTGCTGGTCCTTGTAAAGCTAAATTAGTTACGGTTGATTTTTCCCATGCACCGGCGTCTACATCATAGTAAGGAACTAGATCAGAAGCTACTGCATCTGTACCAGTTGGAAACCCTGTTAGTGATGTACCTACATTTGCTGAGTCTGTTACATCTGCTGATGCCTCAATACCATCTAACTTAGTTCCATCAACACTTAGATCACGACCATCTACAGTTTCTGTGCCGGCCATTGTAATATTGCCTGACATTGCTCCACCAGATTTAGGTAAAGCGGCGTTTGCTGTAGTTGTGGTAGAAGTTAATACGCCATCTCTTGTTGCAATATCGACACCATCAACCGTACCACCAACAATTATATTAGCACCAATATTTACGTTGTTATTAGCATCTTCTATGACAGCTTTTGATGCCGGTAATGTACAAAAAACATCTTTTGTGCCAGCTGCAAAATCAACTAAACTATCTGAGTTTGAACTTGATAAAACTGTAGTTCTAGAAAGTGTGTCGGGTGTAGCATCAGTTACTGTACCAATACCAATCTCAAAAGCAGCGCCACCTTGCTCTGCTATACAATAGTAAGTTGTATTACCATTACCAATACCAGCTACAAAAGTTTCAAAGCCTACCGCTGCACCTGCTAAATTTACAGTGCCCGTACCTGTGGTTGTGGTCGTCTCTTTGACTCTATCGTTTACAGCAACCATAATGTGGCTCCTATCCTAAACGAATTATCTCTGATCCACCACCAGCTGCTGGGAATTGAATTGTGAATGTGCCATTAGAAGCTGTAAAGTCACCACCAAACGCTAACACAACAACAGCATCGTCAGTAGGAGCACCACCATCTTGTCTATAAATCAAAGCACCATTTGCAGTAAATGATGCACTTGTCCAAGATACATCTGCAAAATCAACAAACGCTGTCGTACCAGACAATGTAACAGTTGGAGAAGTTAAAGCCTTACCACCTGCTGAATAAGCAGCTCCTGATGAATTTGTTACTTCGTTTGAAGATGAGTATGCAGTAGTTGCGGCTCCTAAAGTTGCTGAAGAAGTATATAGCGCAATATAATAAGCGACACTTCCTGTGCCATCAAAGTCGTGATTTCCTTTTAGTAGCTCTCGTTTAAACACACTACAAACTGCTTGTGATATTGCCATAATATTCTCCTATTAAGGGTTTGCAGACGGTATAGGAACACGTAAACTTCCATCCCTATATTCGTCTCTTCTTTTCTTACCTAATTGTTCTTGTGCAAGTGACTGTAGTGCTTCTTGAAAAGAAGCTTCGTACACTTGTTGATCGTTAGGCGCTTTCAAGAACTTAAACGCTTCACATAAGCAGGCATATAATAAAACATTAGGAGCATTTACACTAACCCATGTTTTGGTATTACTGGAAGACAAGCCTGTTGGTTTTTTAGTAATACCTATCTCAAATTTATACACTTGATTGGGCGTTGGCGCAACGACTATTGTGCCCATATCCCAGTTAGCATAATACCTAGGTAGGGCTGTTGAACCCACCTCTGGAGTATCATAATACTCACTCATAAAATCTTGATCTACTCTAACTAACTCATTTCTAGTTTTATTACCTGAGTCTACGTATAAAGTAACATATCTAATAGTTGCAATATCAGTCAATTCGGGTGCACTTGGGTCAGATGGATCATTACCTGGTAGTTTTACAAACCTATTACCAGCTGCCGTATTACCGTTGACATAAACATTATCGTTATTTAATTCAATAGAACGAAATATTCTATATTCAGCGTTTTCTATAAAATCATTAATAATTGTATCAGTTAAAACTTGGTTATCAGTTTCTGTGTAATCTCTAATCTGTGTTACTAATTCTGCGTATGTTGTCATGCCAATAATGTAACAGGTCCAACTGATGACCTGTCCCCTCCAAATTTAAATATACCACCACTTTCATAGTATTTATAGCCTTTTCCTCCAGCAGCTTCAAATTGATTAATATAAGTAGTTCTATCATCAATTAATATTTTATTTGGCCCACCATAAGGACCTTTGTTAAAATTAGTTGCAAAGTCTATGCCCGCCATCGCATTAGGACCTGTAAAATTTGTGTTCATCCAATTTGTTTTTGCTGTATTAAACGTAGCGTTTCCTGTGTCTGTAGTTAAAGCTCTGTAAGAACCGTTTTTTGCTATTACTAAACTAATTAAAGCATCTGCTTCTGCTCTTTTTGCAAGGCCGCTAAAATAACTAGCACCTGCTGCATTAATAGCTGCTGTTTCTATTGCAGGACTCATATTATACCAATCTCCACCAGAAGATAATAAACCGGCGTTGGTAGCATAAGTTGCTACAGCTTGATAGTATTCTGTTAAAGTTCCATCCATATCAACGTACACTGTAGTTGTTCCAGGAATACAGTTGTCTGTTAGAAATTTATCTAAGGTATCATTTGGACTAAAAGAAAAATTATCGTCGTCTATCTTTGTTACAATATGTCCTTGCGCAACATCCACATCATGACCTTCTAGGTGTGAAACTTGTGGATACTCAGGAAACTTGCTTTCTGTGTTTCTAAACCTAACTGTTTGTCCTGTTGTAAAACCATGTGAGACAGCATTTACATTTATTATAATTGAGTCTCTAACACCTGACGTAAAAGCGTCATTAGTTAGTAACTGTGGAACTGGAGGCTCCACTCTATCTGGTCTTGCATTTTGTAAACCTTGTGCATCACCTTTATAAACTTTTGGTTCTAGTTGTGGGTGTTTAGCCTCAAACTCCGATTGATGTACTAATGCACCATTCCATTCTTTGCGCATTTCATCATAAGGAAATGCCATGCCACTTCTATCCGATATGGCTTTTGATTTTTTACCTGTTGCAAAATTAGACATTTGGGTAATAAGCCTGTGGTGTTATATATGTGCTTGATGAAGAACCATCTTCTGTTAATGCTCTGTTCAATTCATCTTCATACAATAATTTCATTTGTTGCACTAGTTCTGGCTTATACTTTTGTGATAAATAATAAGCTAGTCCTGCAACCATACAAGGAACAAATCTGTAAGGCACGTCTGCTGTATTACTATAGCCACCTGCATCTTGAATTCTTTTTACATAATAAAAAGAAACTTCTTTTGTAGCTGCGGTAGCGTCTGGTGTTGGGTATATATTTATAGTTATATTATCTATAAATCTTTGCACATAATATTGTGTTGGTTGTCCTTTGGATAATTTATTAGACAATCCTGAATAAGTTGACCTATTTATTTTTGTTAAAGCAGAGTCATTTTGATTTGTTGTACCCCTGCTTGTTCTAAAAGTTGCCTCTAATATATCATCGACTCCGTATAAACTAGCAGGAATTGTTGTGGCACTAGTGCCATCTGCTGTGCTCCTGTACAAAATATAAGAAGCTTGGCCTTCAACTAAATCAAGATTTGCGTTACCTATTTCCCAATAATGCAAACCTCTATTGGCCCATTCTTGGAACATTATATTTAAAGAACGTCTTGCTGATTTTAATTGATAACCACTAACAGACCTAAGTCCTACGCGATCGTAAGCTTCTTGTATGACGTCGTCAATTAAGAAACCACTTTCAAAAGTAGCTGTACCGGATGAAGCCATGTAACCCCCTAGTTAAAAGTAATAGTGCAACTGCCTGATCCAGAAAGTGTTAAGTGACAACCATTTTTCATTCTAATACCACTTCCAGGAATAAAAACTTCTAGTCCTTCTGTTCCAAAAAGAAATGTATGAGCTGTACCTGAGCCTGCACTTGCATTGTCATGCAAAATAACAGAACCACTTGCGTTACCTTTTGCTTGTATAGATGTAACTCTACAAGGTCCACCGACTAAAACTCCAGTCGCTGTTGCCTGAGCTGTTTTTTGGTCTGATGTGAATGATCCTCCACCTGCCATAATATTATCCTCCTAAATTAGTGGGGCCGAAGCCCCACTATTAATTATTTACGCTGTTAAGTTATTATTCTGTATGTACAGAACAGTAACCGTAGCGGCACCAGTTGTACCATCACCGTTTGCTGCTGTGAAAATAGCATTAACAGTCTGATCAGATGATCCGACATCTGTACCATCAGCACCAATAGTGCCTCTAGTTGTAGCTACTGCTTTTGCGTTAGTAGCTGCAAGATATTCGTCATCATCACCAGAGTGTCCGATTTTTACTGTAGCTGCACCACCATCGTTAGAAACAGTTGTAACATTTAAAATTACATCAACGATTTGTGAGTTTGCAGGAATAATTCCTACTGCTGTTGTATTGGTAGCACCAATGATGTCTATCACTGCTGATTGTGCCATCAAGACGGAACCAGTATTTTTTGTAGCTCCTTCTCTTTTGTCTCCGGCTTTAATAGGACCGGAAAAAGTAGTTGTACCCATGTGTTTATCCTCCTTATAAATTTAACACAGTCGCGAGGCCGTCTGGTCAAGTCTGTGTTTTGCTAACTATACTCTTTTAAAATAGTGATTGCAAATAAAAAGGGGCGCCGAAGCGCCCCTCTAAATTGGTTTATAACCTTAACGATTATACGCCTGGAGATCCGAAGATACCTCTAGGATCAGAGAAGCCGAAGCTGTATCTTTCCCTAGCTTTATATCTAACGTTACCAGTTTCAAAATCACCTTCCATGGCAGTTTTGATTGGCGCACGAACCATGTGCTTCATTCCGTTAGGAACATCAGTTTTAATGAAGAATGACTCACCATCCGCTAGGAAGTTATTTACCACGTATCCTTGTGGTATCATTCCCATAGATGATAATGCATTAATATCATTGTCAGCTGTTCCAACTCGGTTAGCAGATTTCATGATTCTTTCCGCAGTAAATTGTTGCGCAGGATGAATAATTAGTTTCTGTCCTTTTGCAGCAATTTTTAATCCACGCTCGTCAGTGAACTTAGCAATGTCAATAACACACTGCTCTAGTGAAGTTTCAGATAAGTCAGCAGGTGTTGCTAACTCATTTGCAAACGTTCCAGCAATTGTTGGGTGGTTGTCTGCACATAGTGCAACTCCATCACCACCAGTAGCTGTTGTGAACGCGTTGTCTAGAATGTTCACAGCTTTAACTTGCTTAGTTTGAGCCATAGATCTTGCTAGTGCTTTTGTATAACGAGTAGAGATTTTGTCATACAAGTTATCTTCAACAGCTTCCTCAGTGATAGAGAAAGCGAGAGCGATTGTCTCGTGTTGATATCTTGCAGTGAAAGTCTCTTGCGCGTTATCATAAGACACTGCAGCACCTTCTGACTTAACACCTGCTTTATCAAAGCCAGATAACATTACTTCTTCTTCAAAAGCTCTGTCACTGTTTTCTGTGTCATAGATTTCTGCGTGTTGGTTCTCGTAGTTTTTATACTCAAGTCCGAATAATGCATTCAGACCTGGCTCAAGCTCTTTAGCGAGCTGTTGTCTTGATATAGCCATATTATAATCCTCCTGCTATTCTTATGCGTATAAATGATTATCAATTAACACTGTATACACAATATTGGCTGCGCCTAGTTCGTTACGGCCTTCTTTAGTTGAGAAGCCAGTAACCATCATGTCAGCACCTGAGCCAAGATTGGAAGTATCAAGTTGATATCCACTTACACCGTTGTTAACACCATCTGTATCTTGAACATAGTTAGCTTTTTGGCCAACGTTTGTTTGAGCTGATACAGCAGATCCACCAGCGTCTCCTTGAACTTCAAAGACTTGATATGGATCGTCATACACAAACGCGGTTGCCGCTTGTGATGCTGGTACATTGTTTCTAAATTGTGGTTTTCCGTCCGAGTTGTTGTAGTTTGCTCCCCAGAAAACACCACATGCTGCCGAACCGGCTGCACATTGTGCAATAACACCAGAGCCTAGGGCTACTGGGTCACCTTGGAATATAGCGTCGTTCGTGACTTTATATTCACTCATTTTCTGAGATGGTCCGCTACCGATTTTACCAACTGGATTTAAACCAAAAGGGGCATTTAAGTTTGCCATATTGTTTTCCTCCTTAAAGGTTGTTAGTTAAATCAGTGGTTGAAATATCTAAATGCTATTTCTTTGTACCACCAAAAGTTACACGAGTCTGCCTCTCTTGATTGATCGGCATACTTGGGTGCTGTTCCTTCAAGACATCGTTATCTAGTGCTTCAGTACGATCAGCGGTCATCTGTTGATAATACGCTTCTCTCTGTTGCGCGAGCTCTTCGGGTATCCTTGCCAGCACAAGGCCACCAACTCCTATAACACCTGCATACTTACCTGTCTCTACTGACGGGTAGTCATCGTTAGGATATTCGTCAGCTCTGACAAATTCCCAACCAGATCGAGTTTTACCGGAAATATTTTTGGAA